AATGGTGTCCTAATTGTGGCACCAAAAGGTGTGTATAAAAATTGGTATGATCAAGAAATACCAAACCATATGGTGGATCACATAGATAAAAAAGTAGTTTTGTGGCAGTCAAATATTACAAAACAACAACAAAAAAAGCTAGATATTTTGTTTGAAACAGGTGAGGATTTACACATATTAATTATGAATGTTGAAGCTTTTTCTACACAAAAAGGTGTTGATTTTGCAAAAAGATTTTTATTTTCACATAGAGCTTTGATGGCCATTGATGAATCTACAACAATAAAAAATCCATCCGCAAAGAGAACTAAAAATATATGTCAACTAGGTTTGTTATCTAAATACAATAGAATACTTACAGGTTCACCAGTTACTAAATCACCATTAGATTTGTACAAACAATGTGAGTTTTTAACACCAGGATTATTAGATCATGACTCTTACTATTCTTTTAGAACTAGATATGCAATTATGAAAACAGCTAACTTTAGTGGTAGGTCTGTGCAAATAGTTGTAGGTTATAGAAACCTAGATGAATTATCTAATAAACTTAAACCTTTTTCTGATCGTGTATTGAAAGATGATTGTTTAGATTTACCTAAAAAAACATTTATGAAACGTGTTGTTCAACTAACACCTGAACAAAATAAATTATACCAACAAATGAAAAAAGAAGCGCTTGCAATATTAAATGGTAAGATGCTCACAACAGCGAATGCACTGACACAGTTGATGAGACTACAACAAATAACTTGTGGTCACTTCAAATCTGATGATGGCACAGTGCAAGAAATCAAAAGCAATCGTATTGATGAACTAATAAACGTATTAAATGAA